GTATGACTGCCTGGACTTGATCGGTCGTCAGCACAACTTGTTGCTGATCGTCACATCCCGGCCCGACCGCCACGATATCAAGGACACCACCATCGCATGGCTCGACGAGCACCTCGACCTGGAATACGTGCTGCTGATGCGCGGAGAAAACTCAGCCATAAGTTCTCCGGCGCTGAAGATGCAGATGCTCAATGACATGTTCGCTGGGATCCACGAAACAGCGGCCTTTGGGTGGACGCGCGTAGTCAGGGCCTACGACGACCGCCAAGATATCCTGGACGCATACCCTTTGAACAGGGACAGCCGAGTTCTGGCTGCATTACCGGATATGCCCGATATGCCCGATATGCCCGATATGCCCAAGCCAACCGTGCCAGAAATACTCGGATCAATGGCGTCTACGTTCAAGGAGCGCAACGCGGTATACGGCGACAACTACAAGCGCGTAGCCCCAATCATAAAGATCCTATGGCCGGCAGGAGTGCCCAATGATCTGGTGGTCACCGACCGTTGGCATCTGTTCGAGTTGTTGATCGTCAAGCTCACCCGGTTCGCCATCAGCGATCTGGAGCATACCGACTCCATCCATGACGCGGCTGTATATGCCGCCATGATTGAGTCTGATCTAGGAGGCCTACGATGAAGCCGCGAACGCAGTACACCGACACCGGCAAGTCCCGGCGTTGCGAGTACATGGTGTGGAATGCCCAGTTCAAGCGGCTTATGCCGTGCGGCTGCGAGGGGCACGCATACCGCCGGGGCAAGGTTGGCGGGAGTCACGTCGGCCTGTGCCCCGAGCATGCCGAGTTCGTTTTAGATGCGCAGACGTTGCCTGTGCAAGAATATAATGAAGAGATAGGAGCGCACTGATGAGCAAGATTGCGGTTGTGACAGGTTCTGGGAGCGGCTTGGGCGCCGCCATTATGAACGAGCTGGAGTTCTCTGGCTATCAGGTATATCAGATTGACCTGTGCTATGGGCGTGACGTGCTGAAGCCCCGGTTGTCCGAACTGCCAGCAGAGGTGGACGTCCTCGTCAACTGCGCCGGTGTAAACAAGATCAACTGGTTGGACAAGGTGTCGGACGAAGAGTGGGACTTCGTAATGGACACCAACGTGAAAGGCATCTTCAAGATGACTCAGGCTCTGCTACCGGCGTTGCGCGCACGTAAGGGAACTGTTCTGAACATCGTCAGCAACGCGGCTCACATGCCAATGCGCTGTTCAGCAGCGTACAACGCCAGCAAGGGCGCGGCCTTGATCCTTACCAAGCAACTGGCGCGTGAACTGTCTCCTGACGTCACGGTATTCTCGGTATCGCCAAACAAGCTGGCAGGAACCGGCATGAGCAAGTCCATAGACCGGCAAGTTATGCAGACGCGCGGTTGGACGCTGGAAGAGGCTCAACGCTATCAGTTGTCGGGGCTGCTGACCGGGGAGGAAACGCCGGTGTCCGCCGTGGCAGAGTTCATAGGCTACTTGCTACAGGACAAGGCACACCACAAGTTTCTCGCGGGGTGCGATATCCCCTATGGAGCGTAACATGAAGTTTGAAATTGAACAAGTGGCCTTGTATCCGCGCGACCCGGTGGCCGCACGGTTCCTCCTCTCTGCGATGGGCATGAGCGAATGGAGCTTGGACCATGTATCGGCGCACGGTGAGGTGTTCGGAACTGAAGGCGAGAACGAAGCGGAGCTGGCCTTCAACTATCAGGCCTTGACCACGGCACGCGAGCTGGAAGTGCTCCACTATACACGCGGGCCGCATTGGATGAAGAGGTGGTTCCGTCCCAAGTACCGCGCGAGCCACATCGGAATGCATTGCTCGGAGGAAGCCCTTGCCGGGTGGCGCGCGTTCTTCGCGGACCGCCAGATACCGGTGGCGCAGGAAGTGCATACGGACGCGCATACGAATCCGGCCATAGCGGGGAAGCGGTTCTACCACTACGTGATTTTCGACACGTACAACATCCTGGGCGTGGACGTCAAGTTCATCGTTCGCCGTGACGTATCTCATCTTTGATACAGAGACCACGGGGCTCATCCTTCACCGTCAGGCTAAGGATGAGCTCCAACCCCGCATCATAGAGTGGGGCGGCTTGCTGGTCGGGCCGGGTGGTGAAGAGCTGGAGGAGTTCAATACGCTCATTGATCCCCGCGTTCCCATCCCAGAGAAGATCACCAAGATCACGGGGATCACGGCCGAGGACGTGGCAGGACAGCCAACATTCTCCATGGTCATTCCGGCCTTGAGCGCGCTGTTCAGTCGAGCAGACGTTCTAGTGGCGCACAACCTGCCGTTCGACCGGAGGATGATGGAGCTGGAACTGCACCGGGCGGGGACACTAGACAAGTGGCCCTGGCCAAAGCATATGCTGTGTACGGTGCAGGAGCACGCGGAAGAATGGGGACACAGGCCCAAGCTTGTAGAGCTCTATGAGTTCTATATGGGACAGAAGTTGGCGCAGAGCCACAGGGCGATCGACGACGTGCGCGCCCTGAAAGAGATCTGTATGAAAGCGGGGATCCTACGATGAAGATGCGCGACGTCTGGGTGCTGCAGGGCAACTATGGCGTGTACGGCTGGGAAGACCTTACAACCCACTACGACCAGCTTTGCGCGAGCGAAAACATGCGGCTATATCGGGAAAATGAACCGGGGGCGCCGCTGAGATTGGTGAAACGGCGGGAGAAGGTAGAATGAATGTTTTGCCACAGTTGCGCGTGCGCTCTGAATACAGCTATCGCACGGCATACGGTTCCGTCGACAACGTAGCTGCTGGCGTCGTCGCAGCGGGGGCCACGAGCGCGGGGCTGGTGGACACGTCTGGTACGTGGGGTCACGTGCCTTGGGAGAAGGCCGCGCTGGCCGCTGGCATCGAGCCGCTGTTCGGTTCCGAGTTCACGTTGCTAGGTGAGGACGGGCGCAAGCGTTCGTACTGGGCGCTGGCACGGAACCTCCCGGCGCTATACCGCTACGCGAGCGACCCTCCGACGACGCAGGAGGACGTTGCCGCACGGAAAGAAGGCCTGATCATCTTTGCGGGGGCGGCGCTGACGGATCCGGAGGCGATCGACTTCATTGATATTAACCCACGGAGCCGATTGCGCACGGAAAACGCATTGGCGCTGGCCAAGTGCATAGGCCGGTCGGTGGTAGTGACGAGTGATGCAGACTATCCCACGCCAGACGATCGTGACCGATTCCTAGCGTGGGACGATTCAATGAAGATGACGCCGCAACACATCTTGACGATCGACGAGCTCAGGGCGGCGCTGTGGTACTTGCCGAAGACGCAATTCAACCGCGCCGTTGACAGCACGGCATTGGCCGCGCAGATGGCGTCGGGATGCCGGTTGAAGCAAGCTCCGATCATCTCGGTGCCGGGCGACCTGCGAGCGGTCGTGATGGCCGGCAAGGAGTATCGGCTGGCGCGCGGCCACATAAAGAGTTGGACGGCCGAGTATGAAGCGCGGCTGACCCGTGAGCTGGCGATGATCAAGGAGAAGAACTTTGAAAGCTACTTCCTCGTGGTCACCGACATGATTGCATGGGCCAAGGCGCATATGCTCGTCGGGCCGGGACGCGGCAGTTCTGCCGGTTCTTTGACGTGCTACTTACTGAAGATCACGGAGATTGATCCGTTGATGCACAACCTGATCTTCGAGCGATTCATCGACGTCAACCGCTCTGACCTGCCGGACATTGACAGCGATTTCAACGACCAGAAGCGCGAGGAGGTGTTCAAGTATCTGGCGGACAAGTACGGCGCGGTAAACACGGCGCGCATCGGTTCGGTCAATCGGTTGAAGCCGCGTAGCGTGATGGCGCACGTCGGCAAGAAGCTGGGGATCCCCGCCGGTGCCACGTTCTCGGTATTGAACGTGCTGATCGAGTACAGCTCTGGCGACCGGCGCTATGGCAAGGGCTTGGAAGACACGTTGGAGACGACGCAACCGGGCCGCGATTTCACCGCGCGATATCCGGAGTCATACCTGATGGCCGAACTGGAAAATCACGCGTCGCATTCAGGGGTGCACGCCGCCGGGTTCATTGTATCAAACGAGCCGATCACCGAGTACTGCACGGTGCGCGACGGCATAGCGCAGATCGACAAGAAGGACGCGGAGACGCTGAACCTGTTGAAGATGGACGTTCTGGGGCTGCGCACGCTAGGCGTCATCGAGGACGCGGCTTGCATCACGGCTCAGGAGCTGTATGACTTGCCACTGAATGATCCGGAGGTGTTCCGCGTATTCAACGAGCACAAGTTCTCTGGCGTCTTCCAGTTTGAAGGCGCGGCCCAGCGGCGCGTGTCGGTGCAGATACCGGTGCACGACTTCCAGCAGATCGATCACATCACGGCCCTGGCACGCCCCGGCCCGCTGGGTGGTGGTGCCGCGAACACGTACATCAATCGCAGCGCCGGGAGGGAGGCTGTGACGTACCGGCACGAATCGATGAAGCATTATTTGGCGGACACACAAGGCGTGGTGCTGTACCAGGAGCAGGTGATGCGCATTGTCCGCGAGTTGGGCAACTTCAGCTGGGAGGATACGTCCACCATTCGCAAGGCTATGTCAGGCCGCAAAGGGCAGGAGTACTTTGCGCGGCGCGGTGAGCAGTTTGCCGAAGGTGCCATCACCCACGGGATCGACGCGGAAACGGCTGTGGCTATCTGGAACGAGATCGTGAGCTTTGGAGCTTGGGGCATGAACAAGAGCCACACAGTCAGCTATGCCGTAGTCAGCTACTGGTGCGCGTACATGAAGCGGTATCACGCTCTGGAATACGCGGCTTCGTGCCTCCGCAACGCCAAGGACGATGAGCAGACCGTGGAGACACTTCGTGAGTTGCGCGACGAAGGGGTGCCATACATTCCTTTCGACATCGAAAACTCAGCGATTGACTGGCGGGTAGCCAACGGGACCTTAGTCGGCGGCTTCAAGAACTTGGTAGGTGTTGGCCCCGTGCGAGCCGCCCGCTTCACGGCCACGCGTCCTCTATCCGCCAAGGACCGGGCGTTCGTGCTGAAGTGCAAGCCCAAGTTCATTGACCTGGCACCCGCGCATTCGATGTGGCGTGACATGTACGAGCGCCCTTGGGCGTACAACGTGAACGGCCCCATCAAGCAGTTCGCGGAACTGGAGGAGGGGGAGGACGCCGTGGTGATCTGCTGTCTAGCGCGGCTGGAGCGCCGCGACGAGAACGAGCAGGTGCGGCTCCACCGACGCGGCTACAAGAAGGAAGGTGACACGCTGTTCTTGGATACGTTCGTGGTGGACGACTCGGTGAGCAAGCCGGTGTTGATGCGCATCAAGGTGTACCAGTGGGGGCAGTACGGAGAGAAGATGGCCGACCGGGCAGTGCCCAAGAAGGATTGGTTCCTCGTGCGCGGTAAGTGGCTCGCGCAATTTTCGATGATGACGATGACGCGGATAAAATGCCTGACCAACAAGGAGATGTTCTTATGAGGAAAAGCGAACAAAAGCTCTGGGATTGTTTCAAGAGGAATATGCCAGCTCACCTATGGCTGCAGCGGGTGGAAAATGTCGTGGGGGACGGAATCCCCGACGTGTACGTGGGCAGTTCTGGCCTATGGGTGGAGTTGAAGGCTCCGGCCCGGATGCCGGTACGTGCCAACACGCCGCTCCTCGGCTCCGGCGGCATACGCCCGTCACAGATCAACTGGCACGTTCGCACCGCGTCGACCCGTGCTGCCGTGCGCTCGTACGTGCTGATCCGCACAGCGGAAGGGGAACTGCTCTTGATACCGGGTCAACAAGCCGGAGTCATCAACCTGAGCACGCTAGACGAACTCCGAGCTTTGAGCGTGACCAAGTTCAATCCGTGTTGGGGAGAGATCATGGAGAAGTTAGCGTGAAAGAGAAATCAATAACGGTGTTGGGGAAGCCTTACGCCATACGCTATACCGACGATATTGGCGCGGCCGGAATGCTCGGATCAACCAAGCGTGGACGGCAGATCATTGTGCTGAACGAAGAGGTCTGCGCCGAGGACCAGCTGGCCGAGACACTGTTACATGAAGTTATCCACATTATTGAGGGCGAATTGGCTCTCGACTTGACGGAAGCAACTGTGGCGCGGCTGGCTGTCGGAATCTACTCGGCTGGGTACAGGAGGATAAACAAATGACCAAAGATGAAGAGCGGGCGCGAAAGGGGATCGAGAATGAGCAATTTTACGCCGGGGCCGTGGGAGTTTGACGGCATGGAATACATTTTCAAAACACCAATCGGTGTTGGAGAGATGGTAGCTCAAATACGAGGATGGGGCTGGCTACAGAAAAAAGGTGAAAAAGCTGGAATAGCAGAACAAGAAGCCAATGCCCGCCTGATCGCCTCCGCTCCAGATATGTATGAGGCGCTCAAGGACTTGATTGAGTGCGTCGACCCGGAGAATGGCAACGGGTTTATAAGCAAGGTCGAATGGCACAACGCACGAGACGCTATAGCCAAAGCCGAAGGAGTTACCGAATGAGCCACGATGAAGTAATCAAGACGATTCGCGAGGCGTTGGAAAAACTATCGGCACTCAAGGGATCATGGGACGGAGAAAGATATAGCCTTGAAGAGAGCGATGTCTGG